GCAATAGCCGAGACGACTGCCTTCTCGAATTCGTAGACTTTTTCAGCCACCTTCATGATGGCATCAGAAGCGATTTGGGCGGTAAACATGCTCGAAAACATCGAGCTTGTTTCCTTCTTCACCTGAGAGGCTTGGTCGCCAAAGCCTTTCAGGTTCTTCTCGGCCTTGGCGAACTCGGCACCAGCTTTGCGAACCGATTGGATGAGTTCTACTTGCTCTAGGGTCAGTGACTTGGAGTCGTTACCCGTTTCTTTCAACGACTTTTGCAGGGCTTCTTGGACCTTATCGAGCCGCTTGCTGGCGGCTACGACATCGAGTTCCTTGTCAGACAACTTGGATAGACCAGTGTCCAATGCTTGGCTCGTCTGCC